GCAACTACAACTTCAGAATCACGACGAAGAGATAAACCATAATAGCCTTCGTTGTTGCCTTGATCTGTCCAAACCGTTGCTTTGAGAGCGTATGGTGAAGAATTTAAATATTCCTTTATTTCTTTCATCTCATCTTCTTTTTCATTTACCTCTTTATTAACCGATTTCTTCCAATCTTGATATTCTTTCAACAAGACTGAATTTAAAATCTTTCCATTATCTGAAAACTTGCAGACTTGAAAAATAAACGTTTGTATATCAGAATCTAGATGCGTTTTCTTATATTCTACAGTTTTTAATTTAATTCCAGCGTAACCATGAATGTTATTGATTCGTTTTGGTTTGAATCTTGTATCCAAATAATTCTTTAAAGCATGAAACACATCTTTTGTTGGTTTTACTTGACTCCATAGACGATATCTGCCTTCTAAATTGACAGAATGCTCTTGTACATCTGGTCGAACAATGCAAGAATCTGCAATAAATTCGTTAAACTTTTTTGTTAGTTCATCTTCTGGTAATAAAACATTTTGATAAACAGATTTTTCTTCAGCAACAATGGAGTCTAGTTTTTTTTGTTGCGCTTCAATACATTCTTTTAGATGTTTAATCTCAACTTCTAACTGTATAGTATCCATTTTTCTTTTTTCTTGATCATCTTTTAATTGTATATTTTCCAATTCCAACACTTCATTGCGTTGTAATACACGATTAAAATTATCAATACTATATGTTTTGGAGTGAATAATATCTTTGATATGTTTAGATAACTTTTCAATAGTAAAGGTTTCACCGTCATAAGCGATAATCTCTGTTTTATTTTTTCCATTTACTTCTATGCTTCGAATTTGTCGTTTAATTTTTGGATGCGATTTGATAAGATTTTCAATTTCTACTTTATTTTGAACACGAAAGGATGCGACAAGAATAAAATTATCATACTTTTTATGATGATCCATCACTCTTGTTGCAAGATTGTTAGTATGTCCGAATTTGATTAATTTCTCTCCCGATTCATTTGTATTGTCGATCGTTCCAAAGTAGATACATTCGGTATTTAATGGAAATTGTGCAACAGTCGCCTTTTCTACCGCCTTTTGATTGTCTTTTGTCATTTTTTGCTTTTCTTGTTCTTTCTCTAAAATAATAGTATCTTTTTGTTCCAATTGCTTGCGAAGCTCGTCTGTTTCTTCTTCTACAATTTCATGCAAGACTTCTTCCATTTTCATATAATACTCGTGAATTTCCGATGCCTTCTTTGTTTGCGCTTTCAAGCATAAAGATTTAAAACATTTAATGGTCAGCATCATAGTTTTTTTATTATGGCCGCCCCATTTTTGATCGTCTAAAACTGCTCCCGCAACTTCGGGAGCAAGATTCATATTTTCCAAACTTGCTTCTCCAACTTGACGAGCAAGATTTTTATAATCTATATCTACTTTGAAATGTTTTAATAACATACGTTTTGCATTTTCTTTTAAAGTAAAACCCAACCATTTCCATACGTTATCCAAATCTACTACAAAATCTGTATTCTTATCATAGTGTAAATAGCAATAAAAACTACTAACAAACAATTGTTGTTCAAATCCAGAAAATGTTTCTTGAATTTTGGTTAAAAGTTTGCTATTATATGTATTTGATAGCTTAGCTATCGGGTTCTTTTCGATCAGATCGACGATATTTAACTCCTTTTGCATGTTATAGTTTGTATAACAGATTAATCTTTAAATTAATAATCTTGCTTTATATATTTAAAGCAAGATTATTGAAAGCAAGATTAAGAAAACCGCTTATTTTATGTAAAAGCGCATAAACCGCTTCAAAGCAAGATTCTTACCATTTCGTCTTTTTCACGCTGATTTTGGGGCCTTGGCCGCGTTTTTTCACATTATTCGGGTCATATTTCTCATCTTCTTCATCAGAATTCATATCTTTGCTGAGTTCCCAGAACTCTTTCGACCCCAATTTGAAGTCGTTATGCGAATCTGCCTTGTACCAGAACACCTGGTCGTATATTTTGTTCGATTTTGCATTGTTGTTTATGACCAAACACTCATAATTTTCTGTGCATTGATCCATGACCTGACAAAAAGACTCAAATGTGGGAAACATGCCTGCATAATTCTCATAGATGCGTTTCCTATTTGCAATGTAAGGTTCTCTCAAAATAAAAACATAATCTATGTTGGTTCTCAGTGTGGGAGGAATGCCTAAAGGGAATTGCATTGTGATGATTAACATGATCTTCCAATGTCTGCCATTCATGAAAAGTAATCGCATCATTTTATCACGCGACCACGTGTTGTCATACAAACAATCATCCAGAATCACGAAAGCCCGAGGATCAATAGAACTTCTCTTATAGGACTCAATCTCTTTTTTGATCTGTTTCAAGACGGTTTTTTGTCGCTTTAAAATATTTTCTATGATCGCAGTATTGTACTCATTGTGAATAAATAGTTTCGGTACCATTTTCCCGTAAAATCCGTTGCCTTCTTCTGTGCCGGCAATCACGACGCCTATGGGAATATCTTGATGATAAAACAATAAATCTCTTACCAAATATGATTTGCCAGTGTCGCGGCGTCCAATGAGAACGACAACCGGGCCTTTAGCTTCATTCGGCTTAAAACTGATTGTTTTCATATCAAATTTCTTCAACTCTAGCGTCATTCTAGAAAATAGTTAGAAAAAGGATTTAAATGTGCAACGAATCCATAACGCTAAATAAGTTTAGATTCCTCTTTTTTAAAAGTATTTTATATAATATTTAGGAATGGAACTAAAGATTCACTATGAAAAAAGAAAAAATGGAGATCTCTTTAAGCAAATGCAAAAAAAGGATGGTTTGCATTTATCAAGTGTGCAAAATTATATTCCCATATACAATAAATTTTTTTCATTAAATGAGACAAATTACAACTCTGTCAATTTAAATCATGATTGTTATATACAAAATATTATCAAAAAGGATCACGATAAAAAAGACATTTATGTGTGTGATATTCAACACACAAAACTTGCCGAAGCAACAGAAAAAAAACGAGTCTTTTTTAAAATGGCGCCCCTTTTAGATCCATTCAAGTACTTTATTGGAAAGTATAATATCAATGATCCAGAGCTATTTACTTTGCCCAAGTATAATTCAGTACAAGGAGACACTCACCCAAAATTGTTAGATTGCAACAATGCATCGTATGTGGATGGACTATTTGTATTTTTATCCAGTATGATGTTACATCGTTCTAAATTTGTACATGGATTAGATTATTATGGATCATTTCTCTCCATAAAAAATAATTTTTCTATAGACATTATAGATGATGTTGAATATCTAGACAGATCCGATTTTTTTAATCAACACAAAAATAAATTATTTCGTGTAGAAGATTACCAATTTTTGCTAGAGTCGAATGATACAACTATTAAAAAGCCTTTACTTATCATTGATAAACATCATTCCAATAAATCTACACTTTCCATTCAAAGTATCAACGAAGAATTATATGAGGATCTTTTTTTGACCAATCATGAAACTGTGACCGAGTCCAATACTATAGTAACATTGCAGGACATGAAGGAAATGTCCCTAGAAATTCCTGATATAACAGTAAATGATGGGTTAAATCATAAAACAACTACAATAAAAACAAATTCGACATGTTCTTCGCGAACGTCGCACACATCCAATGATGAAAAACCAAATGCAAATACAAATCCAAATCCAAATACAAGTAATAATGAAGATGATGACTGGGAAGATGAAGATCATGAAGAAGAAGATGAAGATGACTCTGATGAAAATACCTGTTTAGAAGAGGAAAAAGTGGAAGCCATTATATCCAAATTTCCCATAGAAGTGATTTGCATGGAATGTTGCGATGAAACATTTGATACATTGCTAGCGAATCACGACGATTTCCCAGAAGCAGAATGGTTTTCGGCGCTTATGCAAATTATTATGATTTTACTTACGTATCAAAAAGTATTTTCTTTTACCCACAACGATCTACATACAAATAATGTCATGTACAATAAAACTAGCAAAAAATATTTGTATTACTGTTACAAAAAAAAATATTACAAGGTTCCAACCTTTGGCAGAATTTTTAAGATCATCGATTTTGGTCGAAGCATTTATAAATGCAATGATAAATTATTCTGTAGTGATAGTTTTCAACCGGGCGCCGATGCCGCAACGCAGTACAATACAGAACCCTATTTTGACGAAAAGAAACCACGACTAGAACCCAATTATAGTTTTGACCTTTGTCGTCTAGCGTGTTCTCTCTTTGATTATGTTGTAGAAGATATAGAGGATGTTAGCCCTCAAAATATAGCCAACTGCTCACCTATTGTAAAACTTGTAAATGATTGGTGTCTGGATGATAATGGAATCAATATTATGTACAAAAATAATGGAGCAGAGAGATATCCCGATTTCAAACTGTATAAAATGATCGCGCGTTTGGTCCATAAACATACCCCTCAAGCACAATTAGAAAGAAAAGAATTTGCAAAATATGTGATTACCAAGCAACAACTAGATAAGAAAGAAGCAATCATGGATATTGATGGATATTAATAAAATAACATCTTTGAATATATTTACACTTAATATATTCAAAATAAATTTTTGTTCATCGAACTCGGTAATCAATGACCAAATAAAAATCAAGGCATCCAACAAAATAATAAATTTTTAACATTCTAAAAGTGTCTGATTTTACGCGATTTTCTCTGTTTCTTTTGTTTTGATTTTCTAGATTTCTTTGATTTCTTTGATTTCTTTGATTTCTTTGATTTTCTACCACCCCTTGATTTTTTTCCTCCTCCTTTTCCCATCAATTCTCTGAGTCCCTTTATACTTTTCATATATTTGGCGCGTCTTACTTTTTCTGCCTCCTTTCGTTGAGCTTTTATTTCTCCGCGTGTTTTTTCTGTCATGTTACACTTAATTAAATGTTTTATGGTAAAGCTTTCAGGAGGATTAGAATTATCTCTATAAATATTTCCTTCAGGACTCCAAGTAATTGTTGAAGTCTTGCTGTTTTCATTTTTAAATTTTAGTTCTTCATCTTCAGTTACTTCTAATACGCCTAAAACTACATCTGTATCATCCATACGAGTACCAGTACATGATACTATAGTTATTTTTGATTCATCGGTATCGGCATCTTCTCTTTGCTTAGATAATTTTCTACGTAATTCAACTAATCCGTCATACGTAAGTTCTGCATACGTAAGTTCTGCATACGTACTTATATATATATATATATAAAATCAAAAAATTAGAAAGCAGGATTGTCTGTAAAAACAGACGGATTTAGTGCAGTAGGCGAACCTTCTTCCATAATAGGTTTCAATTGATCAACGAAAAATATACCCACGATAACACTGAAATAAACCAAGAGAGAATCTCGAATGAGGTACTTCAAGGGCTTGCTTTCCTTCTCTATAAAACGCATTTCACCAAACTTCATTAATAAATAGACAATTGAAATAATACCAGCTACAATAAAAGTATTTGCCATTTAAATTATGCTATCACTTTTCAGTAAAGGTTTTTACGCAATTTATATTTTTATTTTTTTATTTTTATTTTCTAAGCAAGTACCTCAATATCTCCTAAAAGTAAATCAGAATTTAAATTAAGACTTGGTTCTTCAATGGTATGAATATCTAAATTATCTAGTTTTGCACCCTCATCAAAAATTTTTATTTTTATATTTTGCGATTCATCTTCATCTTCATCCGCTTGTTCATCTAGTTTCCTTTGAGCATTTCTAATCTGACTAATTTCTTCCAATCGATTAATATCTTTTGGTGCATTAATTTGTTCTTCATTATTATGAGTATCGACAGCATAATCAACATCATTGAACGTTAAACGACCATCATCTGAAGATAATGTTGGGAATTCTAGAGTTTCTGTTTTTACAACCATACTCTCCGATACTATTTCAGATTCTAGTTGTTTTTTTACAGGAACTACTGCAACTTCTTCGCTGACAATTTCAGTTTCAGTTTCAACCTTTTCGGCAGGCGTTTCAATTAATTGTTCTTTAATTTCTTCGATTACATCCTCTTCTATCGTTTCATCCATATAGGCTCGCAAAATAGTTTCGACCGGCACACTATCACGAATGGTATTTAAAATACATTCTTGAATAATAATTTCTAATTCTCGATAATTTTTTTGCACTTGAAGAGGCGGTATGTTTAGCTCAAATAAATAAACATTTTTATACACCTTTCGTGCAACATAAATATATACCTTATGAATAAAATCGTCCAATTTCAAAATATTAATATCAATCTTTTTCTGTTTTTGTCCAACACGAACAGATGTCAAAATTTTTAATTGAATAATATGAACACAAGTTACTAAATCTTCCAAATAAGTACATGCACTTTTTTCAACAATTCTTGCTCTCTCCTTTTCAATAATGGCTTGATTCCATTTGGGTATCCTTGTGATAAAATTTTGAAATGTCATTAGATATTTATCAGTTTCTCCATTTTCCTTGCACAATTTTACAGCTTCATCAAAAATAGATCGCAAACCTTCCATAATGTGCGGTGTTAGAATGGTAAGCAAACGAGATCCCCATTCATTTTTAGACTCGTGCAAACTAGATACATTAAAATCATCCATTTTTAATGTAACTATATTTTTTTTGCATAATTTTCACGAAATTTACTTTACATAAAAGACATATTTTCTAAATTAAATTCCGTATCCAAAAATAAAAAATGAAGCATAAACATGATAATAATCTTTTCATTTCTAAACTCTTTTTTAATTTTACTAAATGCAAACAACAGATCGTGTCGTTTAGCCATAGGAATATAAGAATCAAAGAGAGTTGAAGTTTCCAATAACTGAATAATATCTAATCCACTATACCCTTTTTCATATAATTTTATTGAAAGGTGCGTCAAATCTTCATGTACCATTTTTTTTCCACCTGAAATAAACTTTAGAAGCTCTTTTTTTAACCAATCGTTTCTTCCCGTTTTGACATTATCCCATTTGAAAGTTTTGTTCAAATTATATTTATACAGATTAATAATTTTTCCTTGATGTACAGGTTCGCCAACATAAATTTCACAGAATCTAGATAAAATCGGTTTTAATAATTTATATTTATCCTCTACAATAATAAAAAACCGAGTTGTATGACTAAATAATTCAATACATCGACGCAGTGCCGACTGCGCATCTATTGTTAATTTATCGGCATTTAATAATACGGCGCTTTTAAAAATATCTCCACCATTTGATTGGATATGGGTTTTCGCAAAAAATTTTAATTCTTCACGTATAAATTTAATCCCTTTTCCGTGTGCGCAATTTACATACATGACAAAATTTTTTATTTTTTCCTTATTATTATCATAAATAATATTAATAAATTGATTCACAATAGTTCGTTTTCCACAACCTGTTGGACCATGAAAAATAATATTGGGTATTTTGTGAATTTTGCGGAAATATTCCAATTTTTCAAGAATCGTTTGATGAATTTGTAATGACATACTTATACATACGTGATTACAATTTAAGTATTTGTTGAACGAAATTATACTTTTTATATTTTTTATATTTTTAAAAAAGTATAAAAAGTCTGAAATCTATACACAATTTGTCAAACTATGTGTATAAGGATTTGATTTAAACGCTGTTAAAAGATCTGGCTCGATGCGATCACAACCAATGCATTCATTGTAATATTGCGGTGTTCGAATTTTGCCATAAGTCTCTTTGCTCATAGGCATTTGGGGCATTTTTGAAGGAACCCACATTCGTGTATTATCGCGATCAGAATCTATTCTTGCCACATTTACATTCATTTGCTGATTAAAAATCTGGGAATTTCCATGATTCGTCCAACTAGCCACTGTGCTTTGTTTTACATCATTATTTCGCTGATTATTCGCGGCTTCATGACTCATCACTCCCCAACCCGTAGAGCTTCCTCCGGCATTTCCGATAGTACTGCAATTGGTCGTATCTCGTTGATTGAAAATCGGCTGCTGTTCCGCAGTAAGATAACCAGTACCAGATGTTTGAGTTCCATCAATAAATAAGTTCGGGGTATAAAGCGTAGTTTCTTTTATTGTTGTCTGTGTAACATCAGCAGGATTATACACGTATCCTTGCGCTACGCCGCTAACAGCATCTCCATAGACTCGCACATTGGATCCAAATTCTTCTTTGCGCGTAGGACGGAACATATCAGTAAATGGCGCAATAACGGCACCTATCGCGCGACTAAATCCAGATCGCATAGTATCGGGTTGTATAACGGTGGATCGATTATTAGAATAATTCGTTAAACTATTAATAGGAGTTTGATTGCAAATTTCGCCGCGACCTACTGCAGCCGACCCTAAAATAGCCTTTGCCTGTAAAACATTGTTTCTAGAAGGTTGAAACTCGGACGGAGCATAACCCGCCACCTCATTCGGTGCAGCAGTGCCTACATATGACTGTGATGTTACTTGGCGATTTGTTCCATGTACTTCTTGTACCGGACGCAATGCTTGTCCTTTTTCTTGACCCGTTGTAGTAAGCCATCTATCTTGTGTCTGAATAAAAAATGTATCCGGATGATATTTTTCCACTTTTCCTAATATTCCCACATTTTGCACATGGGCATAACTAGGCCCTTCGTGATTTTCTAAAGAATATTCCAGTTTCGGGTTTGTTTCAACGCGCAACTGATCTACTGTTTTAGGTAACCACTCATCGCGCGCCTCCATGCCTGAATTATATCCACCACTGCCAGTAGTGGTATAACCTTTATTCAATCCTGGACCAACCGTAATCGATTCAAAGGGTTTTACATTTGCATTATTCATACCAGGATTCACTCGTGATTGATAAAAATCGCTCATATTAGGAGCGCCATATGCCCATTGCATATGTTCTTGTGGTTTGAAAAGAGGCGCTTGTTCTATTTTTTTAGTCACTTGAGAACCAGAACCAACCATATTATCTAAAAGAGTTTCTGCTGTGTCTGCATGATATAATTGACCTTTAATTTTGCCTCCATAGAAAGGAACCATATTATTATGTTTAAATTCAGAACTATCCAAATAATTACCTGTTAATGAATAAATTTCTTGAATATTATTTCCTACACGTACTCCTTTATTCTGATTTTTTTCATATAAATTCTGATCAAAGTATTTATCCGTTGCAACATTAGGGTTAGAATAGCGCTGTACTGTATTAACAAGTTCAGTTTCATTCGGAATGGGATAATTTTGAGACGGGATGTCTGTATTTGGCAAATAATTGATCTTCCTTCCCATATTGGTATAATTTTCTTTTACCGGACTATCCTTTTTATTAGAATCCATTTTTTTAGATTTTGTATAAGATTCCTTTTTTTGATTAGATGCTACATACATACCACCCAATGCGATTAAAGGGATTGCAAATTCCATTATATATATAAAGTATTATTTTTTCATGATAATACTTTACAGCGCAACTATTCATTATTCATTTTAATTTTTTTATGCTATTTTTATTCTTAATTGACAACTTTTCTTTGTTGTGGTTGGAAGTTAATCGGAACTGGAAAAAGCATCGTATCCTCATTTAAGCATGGCACCTTTTGTACAAAATAGTCTTTTTCTAAAATTCGAGTACTCATATTGTTTAAAAATGGCATGCAGGTATTCTCTTGAGGATTCAATGGAGGATAATACCAATCCACCTGTTCTACATCTCTAACCATCCAGGCAGGAGTAATTACACGCGATTGTTCTGTTGTAAGAATAGTATTGGTTGGATAATTCACTTTTTTGGCAGGAACAGAATATTTTTTATTAGTATATTGATCTTTTCCTAAACAATCTGTACCGATACGGCGATTCACCCCTCGCAACTCGCTTTCTAAATCGATTGAGTTTGTCATTAAATTCGCACCCCAGCCTTGTATGCGTATCTGAGGATCAGCAATATAATCAGGTCTATCTCCATTCCCAGGAACATTTAAAATCCATTTTCCTTGATCAGTTGATTCCTGTAATTGTTTTTCAACACGACATCTATCATAGAAAAATCTCGTATTTGCCATTATTATTATAGTAAGATACTAATTTTTAAAAAAATCCGTCAATTATTCTTTGTTTCAAAGATCTTATGCTTATGCAAGCATTTGTATCAATAGTTGATTGATATTCCAAACGAAAATTATTTTCTATAATATCTATATATCTTTGAATATGATGACTTCCCGGACAACAAGGATTTTTAATTAGTGCTTGTTTTAAATTAGATAAATCTGTAGAATATCCTAAACCTATAACATTATTAATTATTTTTTTTTTTATTTGTTCTATATTTCTACTATGATAATGAACAAGCGCAATATCTGTTAAAAAATATGTATCACTATGAATATGATTTCCATGATCTATTTTTCCTCTAAAAAGATCAGTATTTATAAATGATTTTGCATGAGCCCCATAATCAGCATACGTAGCATAATTAAGCTCAGCAGTTGCTCTTTCGTATCCAAATTCATTTGTTATAATAGGTACTAAATAATTTGCTTTATATAATCCATGTTGTGGTAAATTTTTAAAATAATTTGTTATAATTTCTTTATTCGTTATTACTTCTTTTGAGCTTTGATTGCAATGAACAATAAATTCATCTATATCAATTGGAAATGCAATTTTATCTTCATGGCAATATTTATCTATTAATTGTGTCATATATTCCCCCTTTTTATTATAATCCGATTCTCTAAAAATATGTATTCCAAATTTTTCGTACTCCTGCATTAGTTCATATGTTCCATCAGTCGAATAGTTATCTATAATATAAATATTATTCCAACCAAATAAACACCCATGATATATAATCCAATCTTTAATTATATCAACTTCATCTTTAACCATTGTAAAAACCTTCACCATTTATATAAGATTATATATATTAAAAATATAATTATAATTTTATGGGCAAGGAAACGGTCTTTGACTTTTCAAGACAACTAGTGGTTCAGGCATTAAAGTAGGTTCCTTGTTAAAAATATTTACACTGTCTAGATATTTCAATTTAGCCACTAATGGTGGTGCCTGTTTCACCAAATTTGTAGAGTTTATTCCAAATAAAAAAGATTCTATTTCTACTGCATTATTTGAAAGTTGATTCCATGGAATTTGCGCCGGATTCAATCCATTTCCTGGAAGATTTGTTGAATAAGCAGACCCATATTGAGAATGTTCATACAATGTATAATTTTCAGATTGTTTAAATTCTCTTTGTTCTAAATAATAATTTCCTTGTGTATTGATACTTCTGGTCGATGCCATTCCTTTCTACTATATACTATGAAATCTTTTTTTTTTTTATTTTTATTTTTATTTGTTTTATTTTTATTTGTTTTATTTTAAAACAGCATCAATATATTCTTCCAATTTTGATAAAGAAGGTATTTCACCTGTTTTCAGGTATTCGCAGACACAACCGTGGGTTATAAAAAAATAGTCGTATGAAAATAAAAGCATAAATCCAGTATATAAATCTTCGCTGATGTATTTATTTGCCATTTTTTTCATACACTCCGTGAATCGATCATTCGTCAAAAAAAGTTTATATAATATATTTAATTCACGATTCACATTTTCATCATGATATTCACTTAAACAAAATGATTCCAAAAAATTTGCCTTGTACAAACAATCGCTCAAATCATCTGCTGAATATGCATCTACATATTCTTTCAAAAAATCTGGCTCCAATTGTGTTGAGCAATATTTTATTAATACTGGATCATAATAAGGATAACTACATACAAAATCTGTGTTGTACATTATTGTATTCACATAATGCGTAATATTTAATATTGTATAAATTAATATAATAAAGTTTATTTTTTACTACGACGTTTTTTACTGCGACGTTTTTTATTTATTTTTTTGTAAGTTTTTCTTTTTTTCTTTCGACTTCGACCTCCACCATCAACTTTTTTTTTGAAGACATAAATAGGGGTTAATCTATCTGGTGCGACTTCTTCAGTTCTCGTAAAAAAATTAAACAAATTATACGGATTGGTCGGCTCACTGCTTTCTCGCATAAGACCTTCAAACATCCACTCATAATAACGTTCATCTAGTCCATCTTTAGTTGGGAAAGCACTGGCAACTAGTCGTCCATTATCTGTCATAATCTCTTTTATCATTTCATAATTCATGCCTAAAAATGGACATGTATTTAATAAAACAAGTGAATAATACTTTAAATGTGTTTGTACAAATTCTATTGCTTTTGGTTCATTATGTTTTAGATTAAATGCATAATCAACACTCTCTTCAGAATGTTCAACGGTTGCCATAGCCGACATGTACTCTACAGAATATTCCTGTCCAGGAAAAAAATGATCCAACATTATATGAATAAGAGGAACAGTTGTATCTTCTACATCAAAACTACCAGATTTTCCATTTTTTCTTTGACATAAAACTAATACTTTGATATCTGACATATAATAACAGTTTATTTTTACAAAAATCTGTGCACTTTTTAAAATATGAAATACTTTTAAACTTGATCAATATTTTGATAATAATATACGCATAATAGATCTAAAAATTATAATGAATATTTTGAAAACTGGGTTCTCAGTCTATGTCAAAAAACAAGCATATTTTATATTCCAAAGTATTTTCGACTTTTCAAAAATGGACAAAAAAAATGTCCAAAATCACTTGGCCGAAAAAAGTTTTGAGAAAAAAATATGCATTTTTACACCAGACCATATTCGTCTAAATTTTAAAATTGGCGAAAATATTTGTGATTGCAAAAATTTTATATTTTTTTGGAAAAAGATTTAGGGGTTTTTTCTCTTATCATAGTATATGGTAACTAAATCCCCTGTTTTACCCCTGAAATTTTCATGTAAAATATGTGACTATAATACATGCAATAAAAAAGATTTTAATCGTCATACATCAACTGTAAAACACCAAAAAAGGACAAATGATAACAAAATGGTAACAAATGATAACAAAATGATAACGAAAAGTTCCGAAAAGCCCCACACCATGTTTGCATGTGATTGTGGAAAACAATTTGTATATGCGTCGGGGCTGTCTAGACATAAAAAAACATGCGATCAAAAAGAAAAAGAAAAAGAAAAAGAAAAAGCACCTATTGATAAAGAGTTAATTATAGAATTAATAAAACAGAACAATCAATTTGGTAGCATGTTAGCAGAACAAAATAAACATATGGTTGCGCTTATGGAAAAAGGTGTAGGTGTAGGAAATACAACAAATACAAATTCTTACAATACAACAAACAAGAACAAATTTAATTTGAACATCTTTTTAAATGAACAATGCAAAGATGCAATGAATATTATGGATTTTGTCGATTCTCTCAAGCTACAAATAACAGATCTAGAAAGGGTAGGCGAACTGGGTTACGCAAAAGGGATCAGCAATATTATTGTAAATGCCTTGCACAGCTTGGACAAATTTAAACGCCCGATTCATTGCAGTGATATGAAACGAGAAACGATCTACGTAAAAGACAAGGATGCATGGGAGAAAGAAAATGACAACAAAGAAAAAATAACCACAATGATCAAGCATGTTGCACACAAGAATATAAAACAGTTGTCAGAATGGAAAGAAGAACATCCGGAATATAAAAATGGCGACTCCGTCGTCCATGAACAGTTCTTAAAGATAGTAAATGAATCCATGGGCGGACATGATGAAGAAGAAGATTCAAAAAATTACAACAAAATAATACAGGCAGTGGCAAAAGAAGTTGTTATCTGCAAAGAAGAGGAAGTTCGCCTGGAATAATAATAGAGAAGTATCTATCATTATTTAATATCAAGATAATAAGGAAGTTTCGTAAATTTGTAATGCGTTTTCTTTATTAACAAACCCTTTTACGTTTGACCATTTGCCCGGAGTGGATGATTTATAATTTGAAAAAAACCAAAAGAGTCCATTTTGAACTTCAACATCTACATCATAAATATCTTTGATAACATCGATTTCTTCTTCTAGAACACATAAAATTTTGTCATCTTCCCCTTTTTCATCATCCATTTTTAACGCACCAATAATATAGGCTGTGTAATGTGTATTATTTTTTAAAGTAGCATCTGTTAAAATGAGTATATCCAATTCATCATTATCTGGAGCCATAGTATTGGGAATAAATCCATAAGCATGCGGATAAAAAAATGGATAAGGTAAAATTCTATCAACAACCAGCTTTTGCTCTTTTTTACAATACTCGTATTTTATATTACTATGCTTTTCAATCTCTACATAAACAACGACTCTTGTTCTACTTTTATCCATTTTTATTATAAACTAATACAAATATTATAATAAATAAACTTACACATATTGATTAGGTGTGTGTGCATTATAGAAATCGCGATCGCGTGTTAAATCGCGAGATGGAACACCTCCTCGTATCCATCCTTCGGAAGCAACACCTTCCACAGAATATGCGGGATTTGTAACACGATCTTTCACGCTAGGAATCAAAGGTGTAATTTGATACTTAATATCACTTTTTTCAGACAATTTATTTACGGAACGTTTATTGGTCAAAAGTTCGCCCTGCATAATCTGCGATTCTAAAATAGGATCTACAGAGCCGCGTCCTAAAAAGGGCACTGTTGCAAAAGGTCGCTGAAAGAGAGAAATTTTGCATCTTGGGTGAGTTTGAATTGTCCCTATCAACAATTTAGAACTTGAATCGATATTGCATCCGCCGGCACCACTGCCATTTCCACCATTGTACATAATACCTGGTTGAGTTGTTGCTAAAGCAATAGGTTGCTTCATAGAACAATCATTGATGAAATAATTTTGCAACAAGTAGTTGGATGCATTTATATTTTGAATCGTATTTTGATCTTGTGTGCATACATCATTACCAATTCTGCTTAAATTATCAAAAGTATAATTATAAACATATGCCATGGTTTATAATAATACATTATAGAATATTTTTTACAATATCACCTAAACAAAAAATGAAAATTGTAAATTCAAAAGAAAGAGAAAGAAGCCAGGAATATATTTAATATAATGTGTATCGTAAATTGTCCTGTACAAGAGCAAAGGCATTTCCATTTCTTGCGCTTGGCATATTTCCGTATAAATAATCAGCAAATGCACCCTGGTCATTGCAAACCTTGGTATTGGGAGTAGAATAAAAATACCATTGCGATTGCGTATCAAATTCATATCTTTCCCCTAAATCACCAAACAATTGTTTATTTGTATTTTTAATGCCAGGATTCAAATATTGAATCATTTTTTTGGTTTGGTTGTTAATATCATCATGGACATCAGGGTTAAAACTGGGCGGCGCTGCTTTTCTATGAGGATCATCATTAATTTGCGTTAAAAGAACATTGTTAAATGGGTTTTTTTTATTTATATCTTCAAATTCAGATCTAAGATTTACTTCAAGTGTCTCTGGATTTGTTATTTTAATTTGCGAAGACTGATTTCTCCCATCTTGAAAGAACCCTTCTCTTTTTTTATGATTATTCGACCCACATGTTCGATAAAAAAACCATACGATGATTAATGTCACAATACCAATCATTAGAAATCGAATCGAAAATGTACATAAAAATCCTAAAAGAGAAAGAAGAATGATCATTCGACTAATAGCATTCATTTTTTCTTCCATTGTCATGTCAGGCATTGGCCATATTTGAACTATTTCATTTTTATCAAATAATATAGACGGATCATTTGCCCAAAATGGTATTGAATTTGTTGTCATTATATATATATTAGAAGTAATAATTTTATAACAAAATCGACTTTATTTCTTCTTCTTTTTCTTGTCCTCTTTTAAAACTCTTGGTGTTTTTGTCGGTTTTTCCATATTACTAAACATGTCAATCAGTTGTTCATCTGTAAAAGTAGGTTGTTTTGAAGCTGCTAGAGCTGCCTGTACAGCATCAGATGCCGCTTTTTCCTGTGCTTTTTTCCTCTCTTCCGATTTCTTCAACATTTTTTCCGACATTTCTGCCTTTTTCATCACTTGTTTTAATTTTGCTTCCATTGCATTTACATCCACTTTAGCGTTTCGACCGGCGCCACCCATGTTGGGCATTTGCATTCCCATTTTGCTCAACATATCCTGAATATTTTCCATACCGGGTGTATTTTTCATCTTATTCATCATTTCTGTTGCTTCAGATAGCAGTTCAGTTTGACTAATTTCTCCCGATTTTATGCGAGAATCTAATTTTTCGCCTACATTTTTTACAAGTCCCATTAGTTTTCCTGGATTCTTGAACAAATTCTGAAATACATCTTTCATATCGGTCACATTTTCCATATCCAAATCCAAATCTCCCGCTGTTTCTTCAGCAATTTCTCTCGCTAAATTTCCCAATTTTCCATTCATCATTCCACTAAGATGACCGTGAATATCATCCGCGGAAGGGATGTTATCCATATTGACGCCAGAGGATGAAGTATCTTCTGTATTTTTAAACAAGTTTTGCATTCCCTCCATAGTCTCTTGCAGCTTATTGCGAAACTCGTCTTCATTAATGGAATCGAATATCTTGGATGTATCTCCAAAGGCTTCTTTGTTGTTGATGGATCCAACAATGGCTAAAATGATCAATTGCAAATATTTCCAGATAGTTTCTCTAGTGCCATCGGAAATTTCACAAGACCACAAATACTTGAAACTGATTCCAGGAAGAAATTCTGTATTGATCATCGATTTTTCAGCAAACATTTCTTGATTCTTGTACAAAATATCAAAAAATCGTTCAGGATAGACGGATAAACAGTGCTTAAAGATAAATTCGATGCTACTTTGGCTTATCTCTGTTGATTCAATCTCTGTCTTCCACCACTTATTCACAATGGGCTGATACTCGGGGAATGTCAGCATAATATCTCTGATAAAATCCTTCATAATCTTTTGAAATTCTGCTGGAATTTCAACAGGTTCTTTCACCTTTTCATCTTTCTCCTTCTTTATATCAGCCATGTATATGTTTGATATAAAATTATTTGTTTAAATACTTGGTTCTACAAACTTTATATTTGAAATATAAATAAAATATAAAACTAGTATGTATATAATTTATTATATGTTAATCGTTGTGTGCCCACATTGTCAAAATCCGGTTTTAATAGAAGAATTAAATTGTCGCATTTTTAGACATGGAGTTTTTATTGAGAATGGAAAACAAATGGATCCGCATGCAGAAGAGGTAATGTGCGAAAAGCTGATAAACGAAAAACTAATTTATGGTTGTGGAAAACCATTTAAAATCATAGAAAAAGGTTCCGAATTTGAAGCCGTTATTTGCGAGTATATTTGACCTTTGCTTTTCTCGTAAGCTTTATTCTTATTTTTTTATTGGTTCCTATTTTAATTTTTTTAGATCTTCTTTTTGTTCGCCTTTTTTTGCCCCCGGCTTTTTCTTCTCTTGATACTTCTATTTTTTTCTTTCTTTTTAATGCCTTTTCGGGATTATCTTCTATTTGATTGCGTTGTTCCCATGTCAAAACTTTTTGACGAGGTATTCGCATATAAGGTCTTCCTTCTATAACACATGCTCCCAAACCCAGAGCTGGATTAAAATTTCCTTGAGGATCAACACCGGGTGGAGTAATGGCATTAATATATCTAGTAATTTCTCCACCAGTATCTTGGTCTTTTCCATAAATATCGGGTTCTCCGTAACCACAAACATCAAAATTGATTGGACCATCTGGACTCGTGTTTCCAGTCATCCATAATCGATAAAAGACTCTTAAACAAACGACAACATCTACAAGTGCATCATGTAATGCACTGTCATCGGGCGGATATCCAAACATTCGATCATACACTTCCCATAACGCGGGAGACTTTATTGCTGCTACTTTCTCAAATTCATATCTACCCTTTGGTCCATTTGGATATATTTTTCTTTTTTCTATATAAGGAATTCTTCTTGAAATCTCTCCCTCTTTTAAAATTTTTGTATCAATTCTTACAATATCTTTTGCTACGCACATGGTGCAGTATAATTTGGGTTGATTTTCTAAAAAAATATCAAATAATTTTGTTCCAACCCTCCGCAGTTTTGATCTTGTCAATTCACAAAATACCAATCTGCGATCAAACTCCGCATTATGCGCAACAATTACTTGTGCTTTTTGACAATCAGCAATAAATTTAGTCATTGCTTTCAAGATTGTTAGCTTTTCGGAAGGCTTTGCTTCTTGTGCTTTTTTCAAAGTTGTCCATACGATTGGATGCGTTGTTTTTAAAGGATTGTTTGAAGGATTAAACGGATCTTTTACTGGATCTAATAATTCGCCAACAACTTCTTCAGGAATATCAGAAATAAATTTATTTACTATTCTGTATTTATTTGTTGTCAAATTATACATAATATAACTTAATTGTGCAATATATGTCTTGGATTCATCCCATAATGCAACGTTTTCCGGCCAACCAATACCGGCAGCCAATTCGGATAAACGTCTATTCGCTCCATCATATCCAGCTATTTTTTTATATTCTGGGCCTACACCAGTGGTTTCTGTATCAAAGACTAATACCCAACCGCTCATACTATAGAATAATATCATATTTTTTATTATCTTATAGTTCGAATCACAGATTTCCATCGAGCCATCTGCTCTAAAGTTGTTGCTTGCAAATGCATATGATTATTTTTTGCATAGTCGGTTACAAATAGCCCATCTTCTTCGTGTTTAAAAATACGTTGCTCAAATAATTCGCATGCTTCAATAAATGTTTCCTCTACAGAACCCATAGATTTATTTAACCGGTACGCCATACATCGATCAAAATCATAAGCAGCCAATAAATCCGCTTCCCTAACAATATGATAAGCATTTTGAAATTCCCCTAAATCAGGAAACCCGCTAACTTTCACCTTGGAATAAGACATGGTAGTAATAATTTGTTTAACAGCATCGGTTTCCCATGGTTCTATTTTTTCCTTACACAAAAACTCTGTAATATCCATAATTCCATCTTCTTCTTTCATATATTTTTTATCACACATATCATGCAAAATAGCTGAGATATAAATCAATCTTTCTTGTTTTTTTAAAGTATCTTTCCTTACTAGTTCTAGATCAAAGATTTCTTTCGTAAAATGAATCATATTCATGCTATGATCTAAACCATGCGATGAATCAATGTTATGTTTTGCGGAACACAACATAACATAATGTAATAACTTTGTCAAAAGGGACATCTTACTCTATCTATTATATACTATATATTTTATATGTTTTTTGTATCAATTTTAATCTGTAGTATGAAATAGCAGCGCCAATTTGGTCAGATTCTGAATATACTTCATCGTCTTTTTCTGATCCTCTGGATTCATCATTTTAACTGGATTACGCAAACGATCAATGGCTTCTACAATTTTGGCGGAATTTGCTGCTTGATTCAAATCATCTACGTAATTTTTCTCCAAGAAAAATCCGATGTCACCTGACTCTATTGAGTCTTTATATTTTACAACAATATAAGAATACCATATACCAATAATAATTTTTGGATTCGCTTTTCGAATGAGCATAAGCGAATTTTTTGCAGCCAAAATATCGGGATCGTTTGGAAACACGTTGCTTATATCGGTAATAAATTCTAAAAAATGGTCATTAAAACCTGATAAGATAGTGGATCGATCGTTCGACATTGTTTATAAAATAATAACGATTTTTTTATATTGTTTTTCCAAAGAAAAGATCTAAATACATAAAGTAAGAAATTATTATATTACATTACATTAGATAAATGTCTGAATATATTAAATCCTTGGATAATGCTCTTTTACAAAAATATGATGTTGAATTGTATGGCAGTGATATTGAAATATATGATATAATCAATGATTTTCTGGAAAAGAATCAAAGCGAGCATGCTTTTTATTTAATCGATTTGGGAGAAATTACAAAATCCTTTGTTAATTGGATGAAATTTATGCCTGATATAAAGCCATATTATGCTGTAAAATGTAATCCAAATCCGGTTTTATTGGAAGCACTCGCATCGCTTGGTGCCAATTTTGATTGCGCGAGCGAGAATGAAATAAAAACAATTATTGAAATTACAAATGATCCGACGCGAATTATTTTTGCCAATCCGTGTAAAATGTCCTCGCAAATTCGTTATGCGCGAGCCAATGATGTGGATTGTATGACATTTGATTGCGAAGAAGAGTTGTATAAAATAAAATTGTATCATCCTTATGCCAAACTCATTTTGCGTTTAGCAGTCGATGACAGCAAAAGTATGTGTAAATTCAACAAAAAATTTGGATGTAAATTGGAACAAGTAACAGAACTTTTAACCATTGCAAAAACTCTAAAGTTAGATGTAACCGGTTTTAGTTTTCATGTAGGAAGTGGGTGCATGTCGGCAGAAAATTATTATCATGCGATAGAAGATTGTAAAAAGGCGGTTGATCTTGCGAAAGAACTCTCAATACATATTAATATTATTGATTTAGGTGGAGGATTTCCAGGTACAGATAAAGAGGTTGGCTTTGAAGATATTGCAAAAGAGGTGAATCGTGGCATAGAGGCATTTTTTGGGAAAGAATTAGAAGATAAAACCATTCAATTTATTGCTGAGCCGGGGCGATATTTTGCTGAAAAATCACATACATTAGTTCTTAATGTCATTGGAAAGAAAACGGTATGGGAAGAAAATCAAACCTCAGAGAAAGAACCAATCATCATTTATTATTTGAATGATGGTATTTATGGTTCATTTAATTGTATTTATTTTGATCACGGTAAGCCAATAATTTTGCCTTTCAATGAACGGGATGGAAAATTACACAAGAGCCGCATATTTGGCCCCACGTGTGACAGCATTGATTTAATTTCGGAAAATATCATGTTACCTGAATTGGCAATTGGTGAATGGGTATATGTAGAAAATTTTGGGGCTTACACAGTGGCGGCTAGTTCTTCTTTCAACGGTTTTAAAACTAGTTGTTGCAAATATATTTTTCGATCATAAATCATATTTTTATAAATATATGAAAATAATATAATTTATTTTTTGAATTTTCATAAATAAATTATTTTTTACTATTCAACTCCTTACCAAAATATTCTTTTTCTGTTCGTGTGCCTTCAATAACAGTTCTTGGATATAATTCCATATCATCAACAATTGTTTGAAATATTTTTGGTTCTAGATCCATATTCAAACTTTTAACATATTGATTAAAAGCTAAACTATCTTTAACTAAACATGGACCGGATGGTCCTCGCAATTTTGCATTGCATTTCATATATTTCTCATCCATTTCTCCTCTATGCAATAATGATTCCAAAACACTCTCATAATTAACATTATTATGTTTGCAAACTTCATAATAACCATTGGCAAATAAAACTCGATATGTATTATATACATTTTGCATGTATTTTGTCAATTCTGCTTCTACAGGTAAAACCTGTTTAAAAATTTTACTTATGGGTGCATGAATTTCTTTTATTATTTCAAACGAACTATCATCTACAGTTCCAATAACACAAATAGGATTATTTACAATAAAATCTTCATAAGCACAACGTTCCCTTAAAAACTCTGGACAAAAACAAATTTTTTTATTGTTGTATTTTTCAATCATTTTTTGTGTTGTTCCAGGGGTAATCGTACTTTTAATACAAATAACACCACTATATCCTAATTCACTTAATTCATCTAATACTTTTATTAAGATAGATAAATCACATTCATTTTTTTCATTAGGTAATGTAGGTACTGCAATAAAACAACAATCCGATAATAAAATATCGGTCATTTTACTTTCTCTATAAACCGGATCATAAAAGGTCATCTCGTTCTTTAAACTTTTTAAACCTTCATAAATCGCATTACCGACCATGCCTCTACCGATGCAACCAATTTTCATATTATTATATATTATTGTAATAAAAAAATTTGACGCGCAATTATAAAAAATAGGAAATAAGATTTTTTATATTTGTATTAAATACCACCAATCTCAATTTGACCCTTAATCCATGGTATAATTTCATCAAGTGCATCTTCAAGACTTGTATTGCATACCAACCCCAAAATATCCTTTGCTTTTGAAACATCTGGTACGCGTTTCTGAACATCATAAGTATAGGCTTCCTCACATTCATACTTGAATTCTTTGTCTGGATGAATTTTATTCCAAATCGCTTGTGCGAGCTCTAAAACAGTGTGCCCAATAGGGGTAGAAACATTAAAATCATCATTCAGCGCATTTTGATTAACAATACATTCGTAAAATCCGTTTGCCAAATCGCCTGCATAAGTATAATGTCTGATTTGGTTTCCCTCACCTAAAATACGCAATGGATATTGCCCCTTCAATATTTTTTGTACTAAATCAGGAACAACATGGCTCATTGCTAATTTAATATTTCCTGAGTAGCATTCATTCTCGAGGCGAGCGCGTTTCTCACCGGTTCCAACTGCGTTAAATGGACGAATAATAGTGTAAGGCAACTTATATTGCTCCCATGCACCTTGAGCCCAATATTCAACCGCCAACTTTTGAAAACCATATGTGCTAAGGGGAGGATTGCTCTGACGAACATCAGATTCCTTGCTAGGATAGTGGGTAGTTGATTCAAATACCATGGAAGAAGAAACAACTACAATCTTTTCAAAATCAGAGCTATTTTGCTTTGCATATAAACATGCATCAAATGCTGACGCAGTAAGCAATTCGTTTTCTCTTAGTAAATCGTATGCTAATTCGTGAAACATGGTAATACCTCCGATAATAGCTGCTCCTGCTACAAAAATATTGATTTTGTTTTCAACAAGAATTTCCTTAAGCTTTTCAGTATCTTTTGCATCCCACTCCACAAAATGAAAGTTTGGATGATCGTCATAAGTTTTGCTTGTCTTGCCATACTTCCAAAAGTTATCTATTCCCCATACATGATGACCTTCATCTAAAAGTTTATTAACTGCATAACCAGCAATAAATCCATGACTTCCAGTCCAAAGTATATTTTTAACCATTATAAATGTATATAATATTATATTTTTAAATTATTAATCTATATATAAGTAACTTTATTGATAATGTTATTTATATTACAAATAATTTCAGAGTAGTTGATAAAATAAATAATAAAATAATTTTTCATAAAAATGATTTTATATATTATAACTAATAAATTGTTTTTCTTCTACAATCTCCGAGTTTGTTAAAACATTAATTTCTTTTTTTACTCGTGCGCGGTTATCATTCAAAATATGTTCTTCTCTATTTTTTTTGAAAAGTTCGATATCAATAAAATTTTCGTCTTGCAAAAGTCTCCACTTCTCTCTTTGCCAGTCATGATACTCCCAAAATTCCAAATTAATTTTATATAATTTTATAAATACTTCATGTTCTTCACTAAGACCAATTTTATGTAAAAATGGTAAAAGAAGATCATATTCTTTTGTTACATTTTCCAATTTTTTAGCGTCCATTTTTTCTTTCTTAATTTTTAGAATAGTAAGTTTATCTACTAACTCACCATGACATATTGGTGCAAAAATCATAATTATATTTTATACCAATAACTTTTATTCTAAAGATAAACGCAAAATTTTATAAAGTTGTATTGGTTTATGTGGCATACATGAGTCCGCAGTTTCCACCAACAAACGTAACCATATTAATGCGCTCTTCGAACAAGACCATATTAAAATTATAATCATAAATGCGCCAAGTGGGTTTATTAATGCCTACTATATTTCCAGTTTGCGGATCACATATGGTTAAAGTCTGTGCAAGTGGATCTAATGGGGGATTAATCGTTACCGTTTCCAAAACAATATTATTAAAACGATTCATATTGATGGCTCCAGACGGCTGCAAAATTAAGTTGGAAGAATCCAAACAATAGTTGTAACAATATAATCCATCGGGTGCATTCCCGCTAGTACGCGTATATTTTTCTACATAATTATATATACCTGCTGGCTGTGTATTCTCTCGATAAGATCCGTCGAGTAAAATGGCAAAACTAATCAAAATATCTTTTGTATTCTCTGAAGTATAGTCTCCGGTAATGAGCCAGCCAGTTAAAAGACCATTTGTATTCACACCTGGTCCAATGAAAACACTACTTGTTGAGCCATCGGAATTAGTGCGAACAACATTAAAACTACCATCAGTTGGCGCTGGTACAATATCTTGCGGAATGTAATTATAGGGCCAATTCGAATAATTACTCCATTCATTGCGCAAATTAGCATCACTTCGTTGAAAATAAAACATATAAGAGGAGATCATACCTACAGAATCTAATTCTATTTTATTAGATCCAGTAACATTATAAAAGATTCCTTCTCGAATTTGTTTGAAAAGATATTTTTGTTCATTTAAAGCGAAAATTCGCGATTCTTCATTGGAGAGAAAACAATACGTGCAATTTAAATGAATGTCCGCATTCCATACACCTCTTTGATCTGTATATGAATTGATTCCTAACTCGATATCAGGAGGTGTCTGCAAAAAGCGATACATTTGCATATAATATAAATTAAAATTGGGAGCAACATAAGGGTAATTATTGATCGAGTCATAGACATCGCGCACTTGAAATAATTCAAAAATAGGTCGCATTGTAACGTGTATTTGCAAAATATTATACTGTAGTGAAATCAATGGAAAAGCCATTTGTGTTTTTGCATTAAACCACGCATTCAACGGAATATATAAAGTGCGACCTCTTAATGAAGGTTCCGCTCCAACCGGGTTGCTCGTATAATAAGCATTTGGATAAGAATTGACACGCGCGCCTGCGTTTGCAGGATCAACCAATTCCGGTACATTTCCAATCATTTTATCAAATAATGCTTTTTTTTCCGTAGAAAAGTCACGCTGTATAGATGCCAAAATATATGCACCAGAAAATTCTTGTATTGTCTGATTCCCACAAGTAATTGTTACTTTGGAAATCATTTGCGCTCCCAGATTTTCAATCCATCGAAATTCATAAGGAATCCATTGACCATTATTACCGCTTGCTTCATTAGGTGGAATAATAGGACTCCAAATGTTAGGTAAATCTACTGATATATAACAATCCATAAGTAGATCAGCATATCGCGGTATTTTAAAGGTGAAGGTCGATTCTTCAGTAAGCCGCAAAGTGCGAGAGCCTTCGAAATCTACTCTAAATTTTTGCAACCCAAAATTAGTGTAACGAGCATACGTTGATTTAAAAAATGTTTTTGACGGATTCCCATTTAATATAATATTTTGTTGGCCTTGACTCACCAATTGAAGTAATCCTCCAGCCATTATATACAATAATATATTATATATTCGATTATATTTATACTTTATACTTTGATAAACTAATAAATTAAATTATAAAAATAATGTATTGGCATAAATAAATAACGATGTCATCATTTAATAATATAGTATCGAGTATGAAAGAAATTAATTTTCAAAGCTTATTACTTAAGGAAAATGTTGCATCACTATTATTATTTGTATTGATTTTGCTAACAGTGATTTGTATCCTTGTGTATTATTTTTATATGCGAAATCTATTATCCAAAGAATGTAGTGCAATGGATAATTTGTATTCCGCACTAAATACAAAAATTCATTCTTTAAATACAAATGATCCAAATTGCAAGTATAATCTCCGAGATTATTATATAAAAACAGCATATAATTGCTGTAGCGCAGGAGCTTATAAAAATGATTTCGTTGGAACATGTGCATTGAAAGATGTATTACGCCAAGGTGTTCGTGGTTTAGATTTTGAGATTTATTCTGTAGCAAACCAACCCGTGGTAAGCACATCTACTTCTTCAAGTTACTATGTAAAAGAAACCTATAATTATGTTGCTTTTAGTGATGTGATGACAATTATAAATAATTACGCTTTTTCACAATCAACTGCACCGAATCCACAAGACCCTATTATTTTTCATTTACGATTTATGAGTAACAATCAAAAAATGTACAGCGAATTGGCTGCATTATTTAAAAATTATGATTCACTTTTCTTAGGTCCGGAATTCAGTTTTGAAAATGAGCAAGATTCTACCAAACAAAATTTAGGTTCGATTCCATTGTTATCTTTACAAAGAAAAATTATTATTATTGCAGACAATAGCAATAAAAGTTTTTCTGCCAATCCTGAATTTTACGAGTACGTAAATTTGACAAGTAATTCCGTTTTCATGAGAGCATTGCGATATTACGATGTAAAGAATACCCCAGATATTACAGAATTACAAACATATAATAAACAAAATATGACTATTTCATTGCCCGATATTTCTGCAACACCCTTAAATCCCAGTGCAATTATATGCAGAGAAACTGGTTGTCAAATGATTGCCATGTGTTATCAATTGAATGATGTATATTTACAAGAAAATAACCAGTTTTTTGATCAAGCGGGGTATGCATTTGTCTTGAAACCCGAAAATTTAAGATACAAAGAAATTACTATACCCGCACCAACCGAGCCAAATCCTGCACTAAGTTATCAGACAAGAAATGTAAGTAGCCAATATTATTCGTTTAATATTTAATCCTGTATTTTATTTTTTATATTGTTCTATATATGAGCTTTTCTTCTATAAAAACAAGTACTTCTAGTGCAACAACTACAAGAAACAAAGTGATCACTGCGTCAGCAAGTGCATCCGCTACATCTAATATATCGCAATTAGATGCAGATCAAAAAGCAGAACAAATAGCCATCGAAAATTCGCTAATTGCGGCAAATACTCAAGCATCATTGATCAATACTTCGTATTTGAATGAAACTGTTCCGACACTTACTTATTATTTGAATGTAGATGATTTTGTTAAATCTATGGTAGAAGTGCCAACTACTTTACCTCCTACTACTACAAATATACAGAGTGCTTTATATGTGTATGGTCGCGCACCTTTATATAAAAGTGGCGATTCTACTAGTATTGGTATTTGTTCTGCATCTTTTATGTGTAGTAAAAATAATGAAGATATTTATACTGATATTACAAATTATATCTCATTAGGAAATGGACTAGTTGTATCGTGGCTTACACCATCTCGACCCGCAAATTTAGAATTTGATTCGATTGTAAATAGTATGGTAACCGAATGTATTGTTACTGCGAATACCAATATCGGTAAAAATCCCTTTTATGGAAAGATATTTAATTTAGTAGTCAGTTCATCCAAAAATCAAATAACATTTACCTTTACCTCCTACAATAATTGAAAAATTAAAAAATAGAATAATTAAAATAATATTTAATATAATATATTATCTTCTACCCTAAGTATATAACGATGGATTGGATTTTTACTCTGTACATTGTACTTCTTTTTTTTCTTTTGACGCCGGGTGTTCTTTTGCGCTTGCCTCCCAACGCTAATAAAATAACAGTAGCTGCTACACATGCTATTGTTTTCGGAATTGTTTGGCAATTAACACATAAATTTGTTTGGCTTGCAACTGTTCCACATATGATTATGCCGAGTATGTAAGACATATTTAAAAATTAGAAATAGTGTATTTATTACTATGATAAAATACAATAATTGAATTGCATATTTTAATACTATTGTTATGCACGAATGGTATTAAAATATATTTGAAAGTGTATTAAACACAAGTTAAAATTATATGAAAATGCTTGCACGAAGAATAATAACGCGTTTTGCTACTACATCATCTTTTGAAAAAAGATCCGCATTGGGAGTATTTCAAAATTCTTGTTACAAGAAGGTAGATTTTAAAATCCACGAAGATAGTTCAGTGAGTGAAGCGGTGAAGAGATTTTCCGCATTGAACGTTGGCTGTTTGGCAGTTACAAATTCTGAGAATAAAGTTATAGGGGTGGTTTCAAAGCGTGATTATATTAACAAGGTTGCAGCACTAGACAAAAATCATACAGGACTTTTTGTAAAAGATATTTGCACATTTAGTCCAAATATTATTGTTGGCAAAACTACAGATTCGTTGGACACATGTATGAACAAAATGTTATTTAAGGATATTCGTCATTTGCTTATTGTGGATGACAAGAATCCCAAGTTTGTGGGAATGCTATCCATCAAAGATTTAATTCAAGAAACAATGAAAGGTCACAAAGAAACTATTACTCGTCTAAGTGATTTTGGATTGGGTAAAGGAGCTTTTTTTGGAAGTGATTAATGTTATTTTATTATAAAAATGATAAAGCAACCTATAAATTTTTATATCATCTTATGATAATATAAAGAAAAAGATGAAAGAAGAAATTTGTAATAAAACTATGAATTTTCAAGAATGTGAATTGGCTATTCTACGCGCAGCAGTAGATAAAGCAGAAACGCGTCTTGGAAAAATGACGGCAAATTCTCCCGAGGTGAAAAAAATTATAAGTATCGTAGAGAATTTTTTAAGACGAAAAAAGCTGATTTGTTACGGAGGAACCGCAATTAATAATATTTTGCCAAAACAAGATCAATTTTATGACAAGGAGGTTGAAATACCAGATTATGATTTTTATAGTCCTAATGCATTACAAGATGCAAAAGAATTAACAGATATATATTATAAAAGTGGGTTTGATGAAGTAGAAGCCAAACCTGGCGTCCATGCAGGAACATATAAAGTATTTGTCAATTTTATACCAGTTGCTGATATAACGGCTTTGCATACAGATATTTATAAAGCGATTAAAAAAGACGCCATTCGAGTTGCTGGAATTTATTATGCTCCTGCCAATTTTTTAAGAATGTCCATGTTTTTAGAATTATCGCGGCCTGCTGGAGATACAAGTCGATGGGAAAAAGTCTTGAAACGTTTAACACTTCTTAATAAAAACTATCCATTGAAAGCGCATCATTGCGAATCCATTGATTTTCAGCGAGCAATGGAAAAAAAAAATAACGCAGAATTAATTTATGAAACTGTAAAAAATACGTTTATTGATCAGGGTGTCGTATTTTTTGGAGGCTATGCAATTTCATTGTATTCCGAGTATATGCCGCATCAACTTAAAAAACGTTTGCAAAAGGTTGCTGATTTTGATGTTTTATCTGTGGAACCTCAAATGACTGCTCAAATTTTAAAAGAACGTTTGCAAGATGAAGGAATCAAAAATGTTAAAATTATATCAAAACCCGCCATTGGAGAGATTGTTGCACCACATTATCAAATCAACGTAGGGGCTGATACAGTAGCATTTATTTATAAACCAATTGCATGTCATAGCTACAATATTATTACTATCGGACGCCAACAAGTAAAGATTGCAACTATCGATACCATGTTGAGTTTTTATTTGGCATTTTTATATTCAGGCCGTAATTATTATGATAATGATCGAATTTTATGCATGGCACAATATTTATTCACTGTTCAGCAAAAAAATAGATTGAAACAAAAGGGACTTTTAAAACGTTTTAGTATAAATTGTTACGGTCATCAAGAAACACTAGAAGAAATGCGAGCCGAAAAAGCTGCAAAATTTATTGAATTAAAGAATGCAAAAAATACAAAAGAATACGAAGAGTGGTTTTTGCGATATCGTCCAGTACAAGCGGAAGAAGGCTCAGATCAAAGTGAAAAGCAAAAAAAAGGAATGAAACGAGCAAAAACATCGACAAAAAAGAAAAGGACGGGTCAGGGGAAAACGCGAAAGAGAGGACGAGGTGGATTATTTACCTAAGAAAAATGCTTGATTGTTTTCGATAATATATAATAAATAATTCCAAATGTAATGCTCATAAAAATAAGACCATAAATGTTTGTATTTCCATCTTTTGAAAAAAGTGCAGGTCCATATTTATATACATATCGTTTTACAATTGGCATTTGAAAAATAAAGTATAAAATAACGACTAATAGTGGCATTTGAATTTCATCATACGTCTCATCCAATGTATCATGAATAGATGTTTGTTTTTTATAATTTTGAATAATGATGTCATTATCTTCATAATTTTGAATATAGTCTTCTTTTTTTGGTGCAGGGGGGATATAATTCGGTTGAACTTCTGGATCTTGCATAATAGAACTTGAATTTTGTGGAATATCTCTAGATTGCAACTGGGTTAAACCTGAGACACTTGCTTGTTGTAATCCTGTTACAATTTGATTGATCGTTGTTTGATCTAAAGCGACGCCTCCGCCCATACTAGTATTCGCATTTTCTTGATTATGTGTTTCAGTTGCACTAAAACTGACATTGCCATTGATAGATCCTCCGCCAGTGGGATCCGTTGGTAGATCTAAAATACTTGTTGTATCAGTCATATAATTATTGTAAGAAGGTTGAATTACAATAATTACGAATTTTATCCAGAAATAGTTTCCAATGCCGAATTGCATTTTTGCACAGATTTCGAATAGTTGTAACATTTATTATCAAATTTATATGTTTTACCATCAATATCTTCCGATTTTGGTGCATATTTTATAATACAGTTTTTATCTTTACATGCTACCCTAAAAAGAGTTGCTAAACCAAATCCCAGAATGACGGACATGATATATTTACCAGATTTTGTGTGTAAAAATTTGGATAAATTCATTACTTATATAATGCATATAATAGTTTTTTTACCAAGTTTTTTTAACAAGTTTTTCCCTAATTCCCATTTAATTTTGTATAGGAATAGTACTAATCTGTGAAATATCAGATGGACATGAAACTTCATTTGATGTATATGAATAACAATTATTGGCATGGTCTTTATATTGTACTTTTCCTATATTTTCTGGAGTAGGATAGATATAAACCGTTTTTGTATCTGCTCCTAAAATATATATTGCAAAGATGCCAATAGCGAAACTGATCAAAAATACAGGAATAGATATGTACTTACTAATCATATATAATGTATAATGCTATTTTTTTTAAATGTTATAAAGAAATACAATAAAGAATTGCAATAAAGAACTTTTGAAATATGTGGAGTTAGACTCCTTCAGTAACTTCGTATGTTTCGCCAGAGGTTGGATTTCTGACAATTAATTTCGTTTTATCCGATTCAATCTTCCATCCGAGTCTTTCCGCTTCTGTTGCAGCAATAGTACCATCTTTTAATAGTGTTGGTTGAATCGTAATTCTTGGCCTAAACTCTTCATCTTCATCTTCTTCATCTTCTTCTTCATCTTCTTGTTCTTTTTCTTCTTGGATCACCAATTTAACAGGCGCTTTCTTTTTTTTTATTTCTGGAATAGCTTCAACCGCGGTTTTCACGATTTTTTTTTGCGATTTTTCGATACCCATTTTCATGGATACAATTTCTACAGGGTCTGTGGCAAAATTATATTCTAGCTGCTCCAGAGTTACTGGTTTTTGTATAAGAGAGTATATATTATCTTCTTCATTATATTCTACAGCAGAATATTCATATGTTAAATCTCTTATTTTAATGGCATTTGGTAAAATTGCTTGTATATATAATTCAATGGCGTCTGATATAAATTGAATATCTTCACTTTTTTCGTAGTCGTCTATTATCTTTTTAAAATTTGAAATTTGTAAGAATAATTCAGATTGTGTCTTTTTAAGCTCAGTTTTTTTCTCTTTGTTATCAACCGCATTTAGATATAATTTTACAGTATATTCATATGTTGATGCTAGCGCAGAAATATTTTCTTTTATTTCGTCAAACTCCTTTACTGCTTCTTCTGAACTAATATAACCGAATAATAGATCATTCTTTTTATTGATAATATCTTTTTTATAATTTTCTATATCTTTTTCATCGGTATGTATTGAATCTACTATGTTGATCATGAAGCCTACATTCAAATCAATATTCAATGGACATGGATCCGTACGATCTCCGCAAATAGCAATAAGACGTCTATCAAATTCAGCAGTATCCTTTTTTGTAGAAAAAATGGTTCCAACCGGCCTTTTACAATTGATGCATTTTTGTTTCAATTTTAGAAATTCGACACGTTTTTCTTTCCAGCTTAATTCTCGTTGTTTTATTATTTTCATTTTTTGTTTGGAAAATTCTTTTTCATATTGTTGTTTTAAACTATAATAAGTATTTAATGCATCTTTAAATTCATAACTCATTTTAACTCCTTAATGTAAGATCATATATTTATTTTGTTATTCTTCCAAATTTACATAAAAAAATCATTTCCCCCAATGTGGTAGCCCTGTAATTAATTCTTGTTGAGCTATTCGCTTCGCGTCTTGAAAGTTTTTTATTTTCGTCAAAATATATTGCTGTTTTTCTTTATTTTTTTCTTCTTTTTCTACAGGAGTCAATTTCCCTTTGTATTTATATAGTAGTACTAATCCTAAAATTAAAAAAAACCCAAGACATAAACCAATATTAAAAAGTAAATTATTATATTTATTTTTAAATTCTTTGCATTGTTTCAACGTTTCCTTCAAAAAATATTTAACACCCGGTTCGACAAGGGTTGGCTTTTCCATATTCATATTATTTTGTTATTATATTACTAGTAAAATTTTTTATAAAAGTTACGATTACAAAAGAGGAAAACCAGAAATAAGATGAATTGGGTCATCAGTAAAAAAAAATATACATTGCTATTTATATGGGCAGCTCATATCTTTCTCTCTTGATATTTATTATTGCAACTGTATTTTATTTTCTCGTTCTTAAGGGACCCCAATTAACCCCTGCTATACTACAAGATGAATCCGCATATTTATCTTATCAAAAAGGGCTTTATACAAAGTTATTAATTTATTTTTTGATCGTAGTACTAACACAATTTGGTGCGAATATTGGTGCAATTATTAGTACATGTGGTGGAAGTGTAAGTCAAAATATTGGTTCCGCAGCATTGCTCACTTTTATACCATGGGTTCTCATATTTGGTGTTGTTATTACAGTTCTCGTTATTTTTCCTGGATGGAAATCCGCTTTTTCCAATGTAATCGGATATTTTGTAGTAAGCAGTCAAGCAAATACTATTTTATCCGACCTTCTTGTTGAAACTGATGTAAATCAACCTATTCAAGATGCTGCAGGCGGAGATACTAAAAAAAGAGATGCTTTAGAAAATGCAGCATCTGCTATTATTAAATTAACAGGAAATATGTCGCTGCTTATTAATCAAATAGTTCCTTCCAATTTTATGCAATATTGGGGTATTTTAACACCTTTAATGAAAGAACAATATCAAAAAGATGTAAATGCAGCGGGAGAATTAGAACAAAAACTGTTGAATCTCGTTGTTTTACGAGATAATGTTGGAGAAGCTATGTGGTATATTTATACTGCCATTCTTTTGACGTCGATTGTTCAATATAATATTTCAACAAGAGCCTGCAACCAAGATATAGCATCCCTAAATGCAAATCAACAAATTTTCCAAGAACAACAAAAAGCAGTACAAGATGAAAATGCGGCAGCTCAATCAACAATTTATTCTCATTAAATAACATGTTCTAATTGAATATAAGATGGTTTTACATGATAATAATTATTTATGAAATGATTCATTTCTGAATAAGAGAGACCATATTTATCAACAAGACAATATTCATAAATTTTTGAAAGAATCTCTTCACAATTTCGATAGCGTATTCCACGTTTTCCATATTCATCAAAAGTGTGATAATGTAAATATTCAGCAAATGCGGATTTCATGTATGTTGCAATACATTTATATTCACTAAAACGGTAATGAGATTTTGATAATCTCATAATGCATTCAATCCAATTCATCTCATGTTTTTTTTCTATTTCAAGAAAAAATGAAGATAAAATAGTGTGGTAAAAAATAAAATGGTGTGGTACAAATGTCCCCTTTTCCGGTTCTGCCGCATCTAACCCTAATAAATATTTAATAGAGTTATAATATTCATCCTGATTCCATTGATTTTTTGCATTCTCTTGTAAAATAGCAAACTGAAAAAAAGGCACTGTTTCGCAAGGGTACAATTCCCATCTATCTAAAACAATAAGATCCGAATCCCAAACAATATATGGGTTGGACAAATGTTTGATTATTTGAAATGCTCCTAATTTTAATATTTGTTGATACCACCATCCAAACTCTCTCGAATTCTCATCTATAAAAGAATACATTTTTTCAATGTCATCTTTATGCATGTGAAATTTTTCAAGAAAAAAAGTAGATTCATCTACAAAAAAAAGATTTGTTGAAGCTATATTCCATTCTTTATAATGATTGCATATTTCTTGAATACTGTTTGCATTCGTGATTATATAAATATTTGTTGGTTTATAATTTTCAACAATTGATTCAATTGTAGTTCTAAAAATAATATTATTTTTGTGTAATGGAATAACAAAATCAATACTTTGGTTCATATATAAAACAATTATTATATATAAACGCATTTTTATGAGACAAAAAATAGTAAAAGCACTGTAAAACCTAGTAAAAATTAGAACAATGCTGGTCTGGATAAATAATATAATACAAAAATATAAGAAAGAATTCCTAAAATAATAGAAAATAGCCACACTGGAAGAATCGTTTTGTTTTTATACCCGACACCAAAATACCGTATGCTTCCATCAGTATTATATAAAAATGCTGGTTTAAATAGTTGAATAGGAATAAAAATGACTAAAAATACAAAAATAGACACAGCTACAGGATTTTTTCTTATGAATTCTCGATGCATCAATATTCTTATTATAGAAATAGAAATATTTTTATAATATAGTAACGTTAATTATAGTCATCAAAGTGTTCTTCTTCTTGACCAAAATAATCGCCATTCATATAATCTTCCGTTAAACCACCTATATTAAATTCCTCATGATCAATTTGTTGTCCAACTTCTTGCTCCTCCATAAAATCTTCCACATATTGTTCCAAGTTTTGTTCAGTAACATTTTTATTTCGTTTTACCTTATTTTCTATTTCAGCCAATTTTTCTGCGAAATCTCTCTCTTCGTCGTATGTTTCTTTCATATATGTAGTTAGTCCTTTTTGCAAACCTTTGCTCCAAACTCCCAATTTGTTAATTTTTAAAATAGTATCTGCATCTCTTTCTTCATCCGTTAAAGCCTTTAATCTATCTGTAAATGTGTCCTTCTCTTTCTCTTTTGTTTTGAAAACCAAGTCCATAACACGATCATATTTTAAATCTACAATATCTTTATGATCCTCCATAATTGTTAAAAAACTAATTAATAGTTCGCTTACCTTTACACGTAACTGTTTTTGTTCTCCAACTGATAATGACACGTCAGGCATTGCTGACAATCCTTGTTCTCTATCTTCCATCTCTTCCAGCGTCAAAAATTGCTCATCTGGTTCAAAAGCAATAGTTCGCACTATCATATCAGGATTATTAGCTAAATGTATATATTCCATCAATGACTGTAAGAAAAAGTTTTCCATCAAAAGTGTTACCGTTCTTTTGTCGAAAATAGAATGCATTGATTTATCTTTCCATGTAATTTCGGAGAGATAGGGTATTTCTAAAGCAAGCATCAGTAATCGGTCACATTTAGATGAAATAGTTTGCAATACATTTTTCAAAACTATATTATCATAAAAGGTGCGCAGTTTTCCATAATATTCTAATATGGATTGTTTAATATCCTCCATATGTCGATTTGAAAGCCCCCAATATCTGGGCAACTGTATATTTTGGTAATCTACCCTGTCTAAAATTATTTTTGGAAATACCTTGATCATATTTTGCATATACTCTTTCATGAATTGTAGAGAATTATACGTAGCATCATCCGATATCGCTGTTGTTTGATTTCTCCAAGTATCAGTTGTTTCCCATAGAGCCATATTTTCTATAAAATACGCCACGTCTTTCATTCTTTTTTTAGAAAGACCACTATTTTTTTCAAGAAACTCTGTAATTTCTTTCTTCATTTCTGTATTCGATCTGCTTGCATAATTTTTGAGAGATCTCATCTCTTCGGAATCGCTTTCTACTCCAATCTCAAATGTATCGAGCGTTGCTTCAATATGTTGGACCAAACTTTTATTAACCACTTCATCCTCTTCTCGAGAAATAGTTTCCAATACATCCCGCAATTTTTGAATAAGTGTTTGAGTGTGTTCATCAAAGTGGATATTAATAATATTATTTTTTGATATCACTTGAATTAAACGCAGCATGGACTCATTTGTATAATTTCTTCCATCTTCTTTTAGCTTGCGAATTTTTTCTGCAATGGAATCCGATAGATTCAAATAATCCGGTTTATCTGTGCAAACCGCAATCAAGTCAGGTGTAATGGGGACAGCGGTATTAAATTTACACAACACTATAAATGCTTGATAAATGGTATCTTCATTGAAATCATTTGACGATGCGGGATAATCTTTTTTGGTATTAACACGACTAAGAAAAAATGGTGCTTTTGATACTCTTTGAATATCATATAATAAATGCGATAAATCTTTTACAATAGTATTAAAGAGTTTAATATCCTTGTCCTCCTTTTCAAAATATTGAATGACAGTTTCAGTCCCCTTTTCTCTTTCATTGCAGCAAGCATTTTCCAAAAAAGGTTCATTTGCTGCATTTGTCAGAAGAAGCTTCTTTTTATCCAAAATAGTTTGTATTTTTTCCTGAATAGCGAGAGAAAACTGTATTATTTTTGACTCGATGACTAGAATATTTTCACGCTGTGATCTAGCTCCAGATTTAAACTCTTGCATCAATTTATCTTTGAATGCTTTGGAAATATTTTGAGGGAAAGGTTTTAACGCAATTCGTACAAGCGGTGGTAAAAATCCTAACCATGTAGATAATTCATGTTCTTTAGGTATCGAAGCCGGAGGATTTGTCAATAAATATTCTGTTTTTTCTTGCATTTTTCTGACGACATCTTCATTTTGTAGTAAATAGGTTTCGGTAAATGCTTTTAGTTTTTCAAACACAGTTTCTTCTTTTGATTTGACAAGAGCCGACCATGGATCAGTTTTATTTCGTATCTTATACACGACGCATGCCATATACTGCATGGCACTGAAATCACCATTCCCTTGAAACGGAAATCCGTCAAAAGAACGCACACATCCAGGAAAAGTTTTTCTCGTTCTTACGGATGGAATACTTGTTTGAATACCAATAAGTAGAGCACCTAAAGTAATATAAAGTACAGTTAAATTATAAACCTGTTTATAAGATGCAATTACTTTTCCCTTTTTTGCCATTTCGTCGATTTTTGTTTTATAAGATGACTCCGATGGAAGCTGGGCGAGGATTTCTGTTGAAGCCACTTTAATAATAAATTCTTTTTGATCTTCTATTGAAATTCCCATAAATCCAGCAACCGCATTAATAATATTATTGATCATTTTAGTCATTGGTGAATCATTCAATACTTTTTTAGCCTCGAACATGCCTGATCCCGCGTCTTTTTCCAAAACACTTCGCGTATTTACTTTATAACCTTCTTCATAACCTTCATCAATATCAAAGTCGATTTGTTTAATGACATAACCGCTGTATTTATCGACCCAGGAATCGCCATCGTCACTGAGCGCACCAATTTCTTTTATTAGTAAATCCATCTTTCTTGAATATTCATCCGGCGTTTCGCACCATACTCCAGCGAGCTCATACAAAAATAACGGCAATAATTTTGTATTTGTTTCTATGCAATATCGCCAGTGTTCGTCTTCATTCGCTGATCTTATAGCCTCTCTCGTATAACGCATAGAAAACTTGACAATATCGCCTTGTTTTTTAACAAAGTCTGATTGACCTAAAATAATATCGCGGATATTTTTATAAGGACTGACTACTTGTTCTAGTCCTTCTTCATCTACTTTTAATCCCAATCTTACTTGCTGAAAATTATATTTGTATTTTTTTTCGATTTCAATATTTCGCAATGTGTCAAAAATAGTCAAATTATATTCAAATGCGTTCTGTAACTGTTTTTCAAGCTGAGCTTTACTTGTATGATATGTTTTATCAAATTGATTGGCCATTTCTTTCAATGCATTCTGAACCAGTGTTTTTTTATTGACACTTTCCGATTGACAAACGGCGTCGTATTTTTTAGTAACTTCCACACAATTTTCTTGAAAATTGCACAAAAATGTGGTGTCATTTGACAACATATCTTCACTAACATTTGTATCACGAACCCACTTATTATTTTCACGTTTAAAATATATATACGCTGCTATTTCTGAATCATTATCGTACATTGTTGCGTATTGACCATTTTCTACACGTTTTATTCCGTGTATCAATGTAGTTGCAAATAAATCCGCATATCGAGGAGTGGCGCCGTGTTTTTTAACAAGCTTGTCTATTAAAAATTCTTTAAACTCCTCTGGAGTTTTCATCATTTGATCTTTTTTGTATTCATCTAGAATACTGTAAAGTGTGTTGTCATATTTTTTATCAAAATAAATCGTCCTATCATTGTCCGCTTCTAGCTCTTCTAGACTTTTATATTGCTTTGCGAGTACATAGGTTTTACAGACATCGGCAGCCTCATCTTTTTCTATTTTGGTTTTTAACACGTCTCTTTCTTCATCAATAAATTGATCAATATTTTCAGGAATCATAAGATGCAAGTTTTCCAAAGAAAGAGCGCTATCATATAATCTAGAGCAATCATCCTTTGTTAATTGTAATATTGTCTCAGAATTGCTGATATGTTCAGTTTTTGCAAAATCATATTTTTCAAAGACATCAGAAAATGTTGTTGGATCATGTATTAATTTTGTAATTCTTGTATTTGAAGGAGGAACCGATTCTTTTGAAATACGTTTGAGCAAATTAAACTCATTTCCTCTCTTTGCAAATCGAGTGTTATATTCTGCAATCTTTTCAATAATAAATTGATTTATTTCTTCATATTGTTTAAACGTTATATCATCTATGTAAATTAAAAATGGTTCTAATGTACTCACCACATCAACTAAAGAGAGTTTTCCATGAATATATTTTTTGATCATATTGAATAACACTCTCGTTTTGGGTATAAATTTTGATAAAAACTGGGTATAGAGTTCAACATTATACTCGGGAGATGAAAATACATAATTTTTATTACCTTGAACAAAATCGTCTTCATCTAAAGTGAGTTTTTCATCCAAATTATCTATAATAATATTTTTCATAGATGTGTTATTGGTTAAAAGTTGCCAATAATTTAAGGGCGTCATATTTAAATTGGATTTATCCAATATATTTGTACAAGGTAATCCAATCCTTGAATAACGAATGACTGGTTCTGACAACATGGTAATGGAAGAAAGCGCCAATATATCAGGTTTTGTTAGATCTACAAGGTGAGTTATCATTTTACTTCCGGTCATTTGATCCGTTTCTAATCGTTTTAAACCTAAATTGTATTTTTGTATAACAAATTTCTTGGTACTAATCATATCTTGGTTGATCACAGAGGATTCAAAACCAGTTAAATTATCCAAAATTGCAGTAATATCTGTTTGCACAGCAGTTTGATATATTATATTTTCAGACTCTGCATTTGGTTCTTGAAATGGCGTAAAATAAGGGTCCAATTCATTCATCATAGTAATATATTTATTTTGTTCGTCGGGAAAATCATTTGATTTGTATTGATTCATAACATTTTTAATATCTTTTATATCATTGGTAATATTTAACAAAATGATATCAGAATAATCAGCGTCTTCAGCCGGAATATCATCATATATTTTTTTTATATTTTTTGCAACTGGTAACAACCATGCTAATGATGTTTTAAATGATTTCAAATTATGTAATAATGGTTTCCATTCAACTCCTTTTTTAATAGAAGATAAAATATTTCCATGTGCATCCACTTCTGAAAATTGCAATCGAAGTTGTTTGAATCTTTCAATCATAGTATGAATTGTATTCAAGACGCTTGTTGTTCTTTGCACATTCGGCACGGTTGATAACATTTCATCTAGTAAATCATTGGTTTGTGCTTCAATAGTAAATCTTTTTTGAGATGCATCTACGTATTCATATTGGGTAATAGTTCCAAATTCTTCACCAAATTGAATATCATTTGCGCGTATAATAAATTCTCTTATTTGATCTTTTACATTTACAAGCGGTACATTTACCGCCAAGTCCTCTTCAATTTCATTGAGCACTACTCTTTTTCCGTCGAGTCCTTTTTCTTTACTTTCACTTTCTCTTTCTACGCTTTCACTTTCTCTTTCTACGCTTTTTAATGGTTCGATCTCTACAATTTTTTCAGGAGGTTCTCGTATTTCAATGCTTTCAATCGGAATATCCAGCGGCAGTCCTTTATATCCAAAATTCATATAAATAACATCATTATCAGGATATGTTTTAATTTCAATCATATCTTCTTCTAAATTTGTTATTTCGCCACTAATAATAATGGGTAATTCGCCGCCAAAATATAAATTTACCCATGTTCCGGGTAATAAATTATTTTGTCTGGCGTAACCGAGTTTATCATTACGATACAATAATATAACTCCTGTAATAGAGCCATCACCCAACACACCATCATCATGTATAGTTAGAGAGAGCATTTGATACGTTTCAACATTCACCAATTTTATCAAGGATGAATCAATGTAATCAACAATAAAAGTAATATTATTCAATATTTCATTGGTTGGTGCTTCTAAACGGATAACATCTCCCAATTGTAAAATTACCGATTCTTTTTTATCTTCTTTCGATTCCATTACTTCTTCATCAGATGGATCTTCTAATTCGTTTTGAGACATTATCCTATATTTATGGTAGAAATTTTTATCAATCTATAAATGTAAAAATGGAATCCTATAAAAAATGGAATCCTGTAAAAAAAGGTTAAAGCGTTATATAGTTATCTATTCATGGATATAGGAGTTGTATTTCATATAAACAATATTCCTGAGTTTAGTCAGTTAGTTAAAAACGATGCAAGCGAAACACTAAAGCTAAACAAAATAATATTCAAAACAAAAAATAATGAATATTATACGTTAATTCGTTACAATAAATATTTGCTTACAGAAGATCTTATTAGCACAGTTGGACTATTAAAATGTCTTGTATTAAATAGCCAATTGCTTGCAATTGGGTTTGCACCACCAAAAGCATTGTCCTATACTACATTTTTATCAAGGTATCCATCAAATACTTCAGATATTATTGCTGAAGAGTTTGTAGATGGAGTTATGATCAATGTTTTTTGGAATCCTACACTAAATTTGGCAGGCGATTGGGAAATCGCCACGAGAAATTCTGTGGGTGCTACTATTCTTTGCGGAAAAAAAACATATTATTCTCTATTTAAAGAAACAATTCAATATGTGAATCTAGATGTTCGTCAGTTGAATCCATTATATAGTTATAGTTTTGTTATGCAACATCAAGATATTTCGTCTTCATTTACAAATCCAGCGCTCTACTTGATTGAAATGTATGAAATTTTGCAAACACCAGACAAGTCCATTCTTGTCTTTCCATTAGATCAAAATAAGACGCGGTATTGTGAATATTGGAAAACTACAACTGTGCAGTTTCCTGCCTTGTATGATTTTTTATCTTATGATGAGATGAAACAAAAATATGCATCTATAACTACACCATACTATTGTAAAGGGGTTGTCATCAAAAATCTGAAAACATATCATCGTACCAAATTATTGAATCCAGCATATCAATATGTAAAACAAATAAAAGGAGCTGGTGAAAAGGAATTGTATAAATATTTATATTTGCGACATTATGGAAAGATCAAGGATTTTTTACAAATGAATCCAAATCCAAATAATACAATAAAATTTTCCAAGTTTCGCAGTTACATTCATGAATTTTCGCATGAATTACATAGACAATATATTGCGTGTCATGTAAAAAAACAAATTAAAAAAGAAAATGTGATAAAAATATATCAATCACATTTGCAGAATTTACATTCTATGTATATGGACCAACTAAGATTAGAAAAAGGAAATGTTTGTCGAAAAGTGGTAAAAGACTATGTAAATCGTTTGAAACCAGATACCCTACTTTTTTGTTTGAATTCTTTTACATCTACATCTACATCTAAAATTTTGACATAATGGTTTGATAAATAATAATAGATTCATCGATACAGGTTTGTAGATTTTGCTTAATTGCAGCCTTATCAGTCTCATTTACAAAAGCAATTCTTAAAATACTGTCGCTGTCGTGTGGATGCATTTTTTTGAATCCGCAAAAAGTGAGAGTCTTTGCATCTTCAAAATATTTGGCATACATCATAAACTCCAATACTTTACCAACAGTATAATCTTCGTTTTCTAAAATGACGTCATAACTATTCTTCATAGTATTAATAGATGGCTCCATTTGTAAATTATCTTTTCCCATGGTATCACTCAATTCTTTCATTTTGTCAATTAAAATAGAACACGCCGTTTTAACAAGCTGTGCATTTTCAAATACTCCTATTGTTTCAATGATAAAATCAAAACTGTCTTTTTTAGCAACACGTTGGCCCTCTAATAATGTCCAGTTCTTTGAATCAAAAGCTATCTCTTCTTTTGTTTTTCCTTCATCCTTCCATTCCTGTTGTTTTTGTGAAAGAATTTCAACTGATCTTTCTTCATCAATAGTATAACCATAAGAGCAAGTCGAAACGGCATTAAACATGCCATCTTCTTTTGCTGATCCAATAGACAACTCGCATGTTAATTGAATTCTTTCTCCAGGTATGCCTTCTGAAATTCTTGGACGAAGTCTTACAAAATCAATGAAATATCCTGTATAAGAATTTGGAGGGAAGATATTTCTTGTGTCTTCTTCCGACAAATATTCATCTCTTGTAATATTTTTAATTTTAAACTGTTCTGTTGTAACATATATGATGTTATCTGATTGATTTTCCACATCTACTTCTACGACATAATTTTGCAAAGGCATTTCCAAATCTTGAATATGGATCGGAATACAACTTAGGCGCTGTTTCAAAATTTCATTATTCAGACGAGTTGTGTTGATAGTAATATTGGCCTTGTTCTCTTCGTAGGGCGCTGTTTTAAAAACAACTTGACGAATATCCGAAAGAATGGTTCGACGAAGTGAATTTGCAATGCTTACATTAACACCAGATAAGGTAAAACGAAGCGTGCCATCTGCATCAGAGACTTTTTCGATCTTGGGGTTCATATTCTATTATAGTACAATCTATTTATTTACTATTTTTATTATCAATTTTTTATTTATTTTTTTATCAATTTTTTATCAGCCTTTTAGCAAAATCTTCAAAAATGAGTTTAAATATACTTCCAATAAACTTATTATAGAATAATAATGACTTCTATACTTTATTATAGCAATTTTTGCGAGCATTCAAAAAAAATATTGCAGACTCTTTCTAAAACACAAGTAAGCAAAACAATTCATTTTATTTGTATCGACAAAAGGGTGAAAGCTCCAGATGGTAAAATTAATATTGTTTTAGAAAATGGTCAAAAAATTGTTATGCCTGAAAATGTTACCAAAGTACCGGCATTGCTTTTATTAAACAATAATTTTCAGGTATTATATGGAGATCATATCTACAATCATTTAAAACCAAGTCAAGAAATTGTCACTAAACAAGCAACGCAAAATAATATGGAACCTATGGCATTTTCTTTAGGAGGAGGTGGAGGTTTTGGAGGAATTGCTTCTGATAACTTTAGTTTTCTAGATATGGATTCTGAAGAATTGACTACAAAAGGAAATGGGGGATTAAGACAAATGCATAATTATGTTCCATTGAATCATTCTGATATAATTACTACACCAAAAGATGAGTTTGATTACAAAAAAGGGAGGGCGCCAGAAGGTATGACGATTGAAAAGTTACAACAACAGAGAGATTCTGAATTACAACAAACCTATAAATAAGCATTTGCTGCTAGAGGTCCATCGTCTTTAAATTGTCCAGATAATGTTTTCCTTTCGGGATAAACAGGCATAAATTCTTGTTTCCCTGGATAAAATCGTTTATCGTAAAAGATTTCTCCATTGTCAAATTTTTTACGCCATGTATTTTCGCCTTGGTAGTACTGTGGTGGATCAATGAGTAATTTATTATATAATTTTGCATGTGTTCCAATGTCTGTGGTTAGAGTAGAATAGGTAGGTGTCACTTGAGTGGTTTCTTTCCCGGCATCATTTTGTCCGCGAATATTGGAGCTAAACATAATATTTGATGGTTCTGATTCTTTTTGACAGCCGTAACAATCAACGTCAGACGTACATTGTTCTCCTGTTATAGAACATCTAGCCAAGGGACCGCACATATTTTTGCAAGAAATCGTTGTATTGATTGGTTGATCCACAGTGTGGCTATAATTAGGTCCGTTGATGTCATTGGTAATAAAAGATTCAACTTTATTCGACATTACATAAAAAATACAAGCAAATAAAATAACTGCTAAACCAATAAAAAGAAGGACGTAAAGTAATTGTATTTTTTTCATGAAAGTAAGAGTATTCTATTATATTATTAAGAAAAGAAAACAACATGGTTTATAAGAGAAAAAAATTATATAAATAGATTATAACAATATGGCATCAATCGATGAAAAGAAAAAAGAAATAGAAAATCAAAATAATACATCGAATACAAAAGTTGCAGTTATAGGAAAGATTGCAATGCAATTTATAAATTTGGGTATTATCATTATTTTTGGTACAGGGGCTCTTTATACATGTCGCGCAGCTCAAACAAACTTATTTCCTACGTGTGTAGAGTTTGCACCTTATACAAGTGTAATTCCAACCTTTTCTACAGAGGCCGTGGAAACAAATATAAACATTGGAAAAAATGGCAATGACACAACTTCTACAAAAATGACATTTTCGATCGAAGACAATATAAAAATGATGACAAATAGTACATTTTTTAGGTGGTTTCGAAATTTAACAGAAGGTCCCAAATCGAATCAAATAAAATTATATATTGGTTTAATGATGCAAAATATTCTTGCATTAAATTTTTCAATTATTAATTTTGTTTATCAAACCATCAATAGTCTATTGCCAGAAATATTAATTGTTCTTTTGACCCCTTTTATTCTTATTTTTATTTATTTCGGATTATGGTTTGTCGATTTTTTTTATGTTTTTTATTTAGTATTAGCGAATCTGTATGTATTCTGTCTTCCACGCAAATTAAGTGATGATGAAAATATGACTATTTGGGACTATTCTAAGAGTAAAGATATTTGGGAGTTTCAGAATTGGTGGAAAATTATTGCTGCTTTTTTTTTCTATTTGATTCCGTTACTTGTTGGATGGTTTTTGACTCCAATCGCAGTAATATATTCTTTTTTTTTTTCTTTTACGTTAAAAAGTACCGTAAAAACTGATAATGGTGAAAAACCATATGGTATAAGCTCACTTTTTTTTGATGTTCTAAAATTTAATAGACGAATAATTATGTTTATTCTTTCTTTTTATTTGATTATGGATATGGTAGCTAGTTTTGGTGCGGCTGCAGCAGTTGCAACACTTGTTATTTTTATATTGTTATTCTTTTTTAGCGAAATTTATAGCAAATATCAAGTAAAGGAGTCGGATGGTGTAACTCCTGGTTTAGTAAGTTTTGATCCTCCTACAAAAACATGCGGAAAATTACAAGAGGTTGAAATACTAAATCCAAGCCCAAGTCCAAGCCCAACTACGAATCAAAACCAGCAACAAGGTGGTGCTAGCTGGAAGAAGCGATCATAATAATTTTATTTTTTTTATAAATTAAATTATTAAATTTGTAAAAAAATATTTATTTTAAAATTAAATCCATTTATAGGGTCCAGATCCTTTTACTTCAACAGAAGATTTTAAAGGTTCTACATTAACAGATAATCGTTTTCCATACACAATCCAGCTAAATTCGCCATTGGGTCCATGTACTGTAAAAGAACCGTTTTCGATGCGACTCGCTTCATATACTCTGGATTGAGCACACTCTTTGTTAAAGATAGGAGTGATATGCGTGGTAAAATTTGTTGCAAATGCATTTACATAGGAAGGTAATTCAATAATAGTAAATTTGTCGTCTGTTATTTTTCCTTCACCTCTGTAATACACACCTGATTCGGGACCTTCCAAACATGCATGCACCAAGTATTTATTTTCATCTGTTGGATGATCGATAATAAAAGATTTAGATGATGGATCAAAAGTAATCTCGTTAGTTGCATTATTGTAGGACATAACACCAGTTACACCGGTTATACCTCGAAGAGGACTTACATAAAATCCTGCAGTATTCCCATTAATGGCTGTAGTAGTTGCATTTAATACAATACTATTTGCAGATTGGCCGATTTGTCCAGCGTTTGTACCAATTGCTATAGCATTTGCACCTTGACCTGTTTGTCCAGCGTTTGTACCAATTGCTATAGCATTTGCACCTTGACCTGTTTGTCCAGCGTTTGCTCCGATATGCACAGCAGTACTTCCAACTGCCCATGAACTTCCATTCCAAAATACATAATCACTGTAATTTGATCCTGTTGCACTAATAAATCCTGTAGCTCCTGTGGCTCCTGTTGCTCCTGTGGCTCCTGTAGCACCTGTTACTCCGGTAGCCCCTGTTGCTCCGGTGGCTCCTGTTGCTCCTGTGGCTCCGGTAGCTCCTGTTGCTCCTGTGGCTCCTGTTGCTCCAGTGGCTCCTGTTGCTCCGGTAGCTCCGGTAGCTCCTGTTGCTCCTGTTGCTCCTGTTGCTCCTGTTGCTCCTGTTGCTCCTGTTGCTCCTGTTGCTCCTGTTGCTCCTGTTGCTCCTGTTGCTCCTGTTGCTCCTGTTGCTCCTGTTGCTCCT